CATTTGTTGTGACAGTAAAAAGTATTGGAGACGTGATGTCTTTCCTTACTATAAAGCTAGTCGTAAGAAAGATAGAGAAGCTTCTGGAGTAGACTGGAATACTATGTTTAATACTCTATCTACTGTACGTCAAGAGCTTATCGATAACTTTCCTTACAAAACTCTTATGGTAGAAGGTGCTGAGGCTGATGATATTATTGGTACTCTAGTGCATAAGTATAATCAGTATGAGAAAGAGATTCTAATCTTATCTAGTGATAAAGACTTTATGCAACTTCAAGTATATCATAATGTAAAGCAATATAGTCCTGTACATAAAAAGTTTATTCGTACAGCTGATGCTGAATTATACCTAAAAGAGCATATTATTAAAGGTGATCGAGGCGATGGTATTCCTAACGTAGCTTCACCTGATTCAGTTTTTGTTACTGGAGGTCGTCAGAAACCTATGCGTAAGAAGCTGATTGAGCAGATTGCTAATACTAATGTATTTACTGCCGGCGATGTTAGTGAAGAGATTAAACGTAACTTTGCTCGTAACAAACAGCTTGTAGATCTATCTGAGACACCTAAAGAGTTACAAGATGAGATTGTTAGTTCTTATACTAACTATGAAGTAAAAGATCGTAGTGGTCTGTTTAACTATTTTGTAAATAATAAATTGAGAAACCTTATGGAAAACTTGAGTGAGTTCTAATGAATTTAAGCATACATGAACAATTTAAAGATGTAGAAAAGCAAAAGACTAAAAAAGAAAAGATTGCTAAACTACAAGAGTATTTTAAAGAATCAAGAACGATGGCTATTATTCTTGATCTTACATTTAACTCTAAAATTAAGTGGTTGTTACCCCCGGGTGCTCCACCCTATAACGCTAATGATAAAGATATGGATTTACAACACGTGCTTAAAAATGATGCACGTAAATTACAGTACTTTATAAATACTCGAGAAGGCAACGCTATGAAGCCTTTGCGTCGTGAGACTATGTTTATTGAATTTCTAGAATCGGTAGATTATTTTGACGCGAAACTTTTAATCTCTATTAAGGATGGTAATTTACCTTATAATGGTATTACAAAGAAATTAGTACAAGATGCATTCCCAGACCAAACACAAAACTGGTAAAACATTTCGTCGTAAAAATTGGAACGACGACTACGGTGAAAATACAATTGAAAGTGTTAGTAAGAAGCAAGTTCTTTCTGAGCGAAAGAGACGCTTTAAGCAAAACATAAAGCGAGCAATACAAGATGGTAACTACGACGACATCGAGGAATTCGAATAGAGCATTCATTATTGGTAATGGTGCTTCACGTGATGGCTTCGATTTAGAACAGCTGCGTCCATATGGTGAAATCTATGGATGTAACGCTCTCTACCGTGATTTTGAACCTGACTGGTTAGTAGCTATTGATCAGGCTATTACAGAAGAGATTCAAGAAAGCGATTTTCCTAAAGAAAAATTTATTCATCCTATCATGGAAGAGCAGTTTGAACATCCAGAGTTCAACCCGTTTACTAGACTGCGTTCGAATGCAGGTATGAATGCTATGATTGAAGCACTTAAACGAGGTAAGCGAGAGCTTATTTGTTTAGGTTTCGACTTCATTATTAATGATAGTATTTCTATTAGTAATGTGTATGATGGATCTAATGCTTATGGTCCAGAAACACGAACTAGTGTAGCAGATAATGTACGCAGAGTTAAGTATCTAGACTGGTTTGCTACTAAAAACAACGTAGCCCAATTTAGAATGATTCTACCTCGAATTAAAAACCTAAAAGTTCATAAAATGAATTCTGCAAATATACGTGGTATGTTCATTGACGAACTTGTGTCTTACCTAAATAAAAATGTCTGATATGGAGATTTGATGCCAAGATATACTTTCCAAGACACTCAAACTGGCGATACCTGGGAAGAGATTTGTTCCTGGGATGATCGCTGTGCTTTCCTTGAAGACAATCCTCATGTAAAAACTTTAATCACTAGTGCTCCTATGCTTGTAGGTAGCCGATATACTAGTGGAATTAAGAACGATGATGGTTGGCAAGAAAACTTGTCTCGAATCGCTGAAGCACATCCTGGCAGTGCTTTAGCTTCTCAACATGGCCCAAAAGACTCTAAAACAGTGAAAACGAGACAAGCCGTTGAACGATGGAGGAAGCAAACTGGTAGAACTTAACTCACAAGAGGTACTAATATGGCCATTGCTGTTGAACTTATCGAAGAAGAATTTGATAGAGACGTAGAAAAAGCAGTTACAAGAGCGCAGAGAAAAAGACTAAGAAAACAGAAGTACCAACAGAAAAAGCAATTGATAGATATAACGACTGTTGATCCACGCACCGAAAATCAAGCAAAAGCATTTGATGTATTTGATGATGGTGATAATTTATTATTACACGGTGTGGCAGGAACAGGTAAAACATTTATATCTCTCTATCTTGCATTAGACGATGTGTTTAATGGTGATGATATGAAGAGATCAGTTACAATTATCAGATCAGTTGTTCCAACCCGAGATATGGGTTTCTTACCAGGCAAGGAGACAGAAAAGACAGCTGTATATGAACAACCATACCAAGCTATTTGTAAAGAGTTAACTAATAGAGGTGATGGTTATGATGTTCTTAAACAGCGAGGTGTAATCAAGTTTACAACTACCTCATATATTAGAGGTTTAACATTAGACAATACTATTGTAGTTGTAGATGAGTGTCAGAATATGACATTTCATGAGCTAGATAGTATTATTACAAGAGTTGGTGAAAATACTAGAATTATCTTCTGTGGTGATTTTAGACAAACTGACTTAAATAAACCTTACGATCAATCTGGAATAAAAGAGTTTATGCGTATTCTTAGTAGAATGAATGGATTTAGCTCTGTTGAATTTGATTATGATGATATTGTGAGATCAGGATTGGTTAAAGAGTATATAATAGCTAAAGAAGCTGTGTAGTTTATGAAGAAAATATATTATGAAATAAATGAAGATTTATTAGATATAGATGAAATTCTACAAATTTGTACACCATCGTCTTCGAGCTGGTTTGATAGCTTACCAGTTTTAAAGCAATTCAGGTCAATAAAGAATTGGATGCAAGAAGGCCTTTCGAAAAATATATCTAACTCTCTTCCTAAAACTGCTAAAGTGTGCCCGGGTATAAAGGACTTATTTAAACATACAGTATTAATTAAGTTACCTTGTGATGTTTTGTTAGAAACTTTTAGTGATGGAAGATATACTTGGGCAACACCAAACAGCGATATTAATTTAAATATTACTTCTCATCCTTATTTTCAATACACGTCAGAAAAAAGCAATCTGTTTAAAGATAAATTACAAATAAAATTTAATCTACCAGTGCAGCTGTGTGGGGATAAAAATTTGGAGGTAATATTTCTTAATCCATACTATCATAAATCTCAGCCATATGAGATAGTACCAGGATATTTAAAAATAAGCTCATCAAAAAAATCAGAACTACCTCTTAATACTTTTTTCCCTATTACAGATAAAGTCTATCACTTTAAAGCAGGTGAAATCATAGCTTACATGGTTGTTTGTGGTGATGAGCCTAAATTACTTCCTTTAAAAAAACATGTTAAAAAATTTACTAATAAAGTTTTTTTAGGTGATACATACAGGTAAATTAATTTGTTTAATCATATAAAACCACCAGAACTTCAAGAATTAGAAACAGAAACTAAAGACGGTAAAAGATTCTATGTTACACCAGAGGGTAAAAAATACCCTTCGGTTACTACTGTTTCGTCTTTTCATTCAGCTAAAGATATTCAAAGATGGCGAAAGAGAGTTGGAGAAGAGACAGCAAATAAAATCTCTACTCAAGCAGCTGTTCGTGGCACTGCTGTACATAAACTCTGCGAAGACTATATTAATAATATAGAAGATTATAAAGAAAAACATATGCCTGTAAACATACAGGCTTTTAATTCTATTAAACCTCTTTTAGATAAGCATCTTAATAACGTTGTAATGCAAGAGTGTCCTTTGTATTCAGATTATCTGGAAGTAGGAGGTCGAGTAGATTGTATTGCTGATTGGGATGGTACTCTATCTGTTATTGACTTTAAAACCTCTCGTAAAACTAAAAAGAAAGAGTGGATTAAAGGTTATATGATGCAGGAATCAGCTTACTGTGTAATGTTTGAAGAGCGTACAAAGATTCCTATTAGACAAATAGTGACAGTTATTACGGTTGACAATGAAGAACCTCAGGTGTTTATTGAAGACAGAGATAATTATATATGGGATTTTATAGATGTAAGAAAACAGTTTAAGTCTTACTACGGTTCTTAACATATTCAATATAATTGTGAAGACGACCTCTTCTCCAACCAGGAGGAATCTCTCCATAACATCTTTTCTCTTCTTTTGTAAAAGCATTACAAATCCAAAACCATCCACCTTTATTGTTGTTATTAACTGACTTAAGTCGTTTAGTTTCTTCCGAGTCTTTAGTACCTTCACGGTGATGTTTATGGTACTTGTAATGCTCTTTTAGTTTGTTCGACAGATCTTTTTTAAATTTCTCAGATTTAGGTTTACCATATTGACTATTTCCTGCTCCTTTAGTAGCTTCAGACATCTTACGACGAGTTTCTTCTGATCTACGAATAGGACCTTTTCGTTCAATACGTTTAGTAACCCAGTGGTTAGGTTTAGCTTCTGCTTGATTGTCTAACTCGCACCTGTACTGTTTTTTATACATGTCAGCACGAAGAAGAAGCTTTTCTAGAACAGCATTTGACTCTAACAGCTCAAGAGACCGTACATTTTGTACTGATTCTGCAAGGATTAGCTGTTTATTTGTGTTATCATAATATAAAAAATACATTTTTTTTGTAACTTGTTGTTTTCTCTAGAGATAAAAATTAAAAAAACAGTTGATCTTTTGTTTTTTTGTACTTATAATAGTATATAGGAAATGAGGAGAACTGTTATGAATAATGTATTTGTTGTTACTACCCAAGCTCTTGAAAACTATGGTGCTCATTGTGAGTCTGGCAAGTTTGCCGATGGTAAAGCTTATTGGAAGTTTAAGTCAGGCACAGACTATCTTGTAGAAGGGTTGGACCGCCCTCAGGATGCTATGGCGTTCGTTGCCGCAATTGGCATGGAGAACGGCATTGGCTGGAAAGAGTATCCAGCGGAGTGTATGTCGCTCGAAGAGTACTTGGACGGCTGCGATGAGGACTATCGCGAGTTTAAGATGTCAATCATCAAGCGGGTAAATCCATGTGATTATATCTCGTTTAAACAGGAGGCTGCATAATGTATACGGTGAATTTTTATAACTTTGGATATACTAAAGAATTTAAATATCCGGATCAAGCATTACGACATGCCAAAAATTCTGGTTTTGAATGTGTAGTATATGATCCTAATTTTAAAAGGATTGCTAAGTTTGGAGTATATTAATTTAATGGAGAAAATTTATGAATGGGCGTATGCTAAGTATGGGTATACGCCTTTGGAATTTAGAAAAGCGTGTTGTGAGGGGAGACTATCAGCTCATGAATATTACATTGAAGCGGGATTTTTCGATGACGATGAACTCAGAAAAATGGGCCGAGCGCCTAAAGCATCTTGAATTAACTCATCTTGAACTAGATACTCAGATTAAAAAGATGGAGCAAATGAAATTAGATGATTTGCTTATTCGAGATATGAAAAAGAAAAAGCTTAGGCTTAAAGAGCAAATCGAAAACATTCGAAAAGATTTGAGTATTTAAGCCTTTTTGTGAAAAAACAGTTGCAATTTATGTCTAACGATATTATATTATATGTATCGATAGAGGAGATAATGAAATGACTGATCTATATAATGATATTGAAACGCTTAGTGAAGCTCTTCAACTTCTAAGCAAGCGTGATGAGGTTTCTACCTTTGAAGCTTATCGTTCTATTTCTCAGCTTCTAAAGCAAAAAGCTCGTGAAGCAGCTGAGTTCGAAAAGCATACTGATATGCAGGCAGCTGTTTATGATGATGGTAAAGCAGAAGGGCAGGCAGCGTAATGTGGTATGTTGAAACTTCTTATGTAAAAGGTGAAACTCTTAAATGGGTTGGATTGACTAAGGAACAAGCTGATGAAATTTATCGTCAGCACTCTGGCTGGGCTAGTGGTTCTATCTATTGTCGTTCTGGTCTAATGGAGTATATGTAATGCTTGCTTATTGTGATTATATCGCTGATCGTATTAACGCTCATCTTAGCGGTGATGTGGTAAATAATAATTACTATATTAAAGATGTTGGTAAGATTAAGTTTGATCTGCATCATATTGATGGTTACATGTTGTCAACTAAAAAGACTATTAATCTTACTGATTTAAATGGTAAAAAATATCGCGTCACTGTCGAAGAGTTAAATGAGTAGATGATATCAAACATAGATAAAATTCTTGACTCAAGTATTGCTAAACCCGTTGTAAAGAAAGCAGCTCGAAAACTTAAACAGTTGCAATACTTTATGCCTTCTGAATATTTTCTCAAACTTACTCGTCATGAGTCTGATGTTCTTGGTGATATGGCTCAAATTTTAACTGATGAAGAGATTAGCGACGATAAGAAGGGAGATGAGTATAATAACCTAATATTATTAGCCTCTATTCTTGCAATGGCTGAAGGTGTATACTTAGAAGATGAAGACCAGGCCTATGAAGCAGTACGAGCGGTTACTGTAATGTGTATTGCAAATCACTTACACCGTAAAGGACTAGTTGCTTGTTATTATGACAACTTTACATTTGGTCCTGAAGGCTTAGATAAAGTTATTATGGAAAGAATAAATGAGTGATAGATTAACCAGTCGGTGGACTGAATCGTTAGATGAAGCATTTGGTATCACAGGTACTAAGGGTCGTTTAGGAGAAGAGTTTCTTCTTAAAGTATTTGATTCTTGGGGATGGGGTACTAAGCATTATCCAGATGATAAGAAAAAGCAGCTAGAAGGAATTGATATCGAATTCCACAATCCTAACTGGGCTAATTTTTATTCCTGTGACGTTAAAAACAACATGGATGAATATGGCTGCTTTTACGTATATAAAGATTGGTTGAATAAAATTAAATCAGATAGAGTATTCCATGTTAACCCTGATACTGGTTGGATGGCATGGTATTCTTTAGATGAAATGAAAAATTATTATAATCAAGAGCTAGATAAGATACGAATTTGTCCGAAGAAGTCACCAAAATTTATAACACGTAGGAAGTACGATGCAGATTACAGGACTGAAAAAACAAGTACGCCAGGCTGATATTTTGAAAGTACTTAGAACTCATCTTGGCGATAAGCAAACTAATCTGCTAGATTTATCTAAGCAGATTTCTGAAGGTTATGTTATTAATTTAGATCACGATTGGGCTCTTGAGCAAGACCTGAAAGACCTAGGAGTACGTGTTAAGTGATTAAGGAAATTTATGAATCTGACGACTTTGAAGTGGTTTTCAACTGCGGTGCTTATAGCAGGGGCGATTACGACGTCTCTGAATATGTACCCTCTAAACGTACTATTGAACGTTGCTGGGGGGACATTGTGGACTACTGCAGGAGTTTTAATGAAGGACAAACCTCTAATAACAGTTAATGCTACACTTACTTTAATTTATGGATTAGGTGCAATTTATGCGATTTATATTTGATGTTGATGGAACACTTACCC